ATAAACCGTCAAGCGTCCGTTTTCGCAGATGCCGCCGGTTTGTACGGCGGTATCGAGATGCCCGAACGCGCCCCATACGCAAACGCCGATCAGAAGCACAATGACCGCCGCGAGGAGCATCCATACGCTTGGATTGGAAACACGGATATAATCATTCATCTGCTCCGGCGATGTGATCCTTTCCATGCTTTTTTGACGAAAGACCGAATGATCCATAGCTCCGCACCCCTTGTTCAGAATAAATATAGTCTAACAATAGTGTATCACATTGCGCGATAAAGGCAAGAAAATCCACGCAATTCGGATATATATTTTCAGCCGTCTCCGGCGCGGCCATCGCAGACGGTTCGCTTTGAGCATCCAGGCATTGAAAAGTTCCGCGTGCGGAAGCGCGGAACATAAATTGCCGTTGGGACGACCGACAAGACGGAGGAACGGGGAGGCGCAGATCCCGCGCGGCATGCAAAAAGCCTCGAGATTGTAAGATCTCGAGGCTTTTTGGCGTTCATAGGCTTTCCAGAAATATTTATCACGCCTTCCGTAAAAGAATATTTTTGCAAAGAGTAACGTTATATTTTTGCAAAAATTATTGCTCTTTAGAAGAAATGGGGCCCAAAGTATATGAAAAAGTGCTAAAATGTTGTTGAATCAAATGAAAGGGGAAGCGCAATGTATTTTACCGAAACGATGTTTAATCCTGAGTACATAAATCCGCTGTATTTTAAGCAGCAACAAACGCAAATGACACAATACGACTTCTGGCAGGATCAGGAGGTTTGCAAGGCATCTCATGCAATCAAAGAGCTATCCGCAAACGAAAGGACGGACGTTGGGAAGGACGCTACACCGTCGGTCACGATCCGGAAACCGGAAAGTCCATCATCAAAAATGTCCTCGGCAAGACGCAAGCGGAGGTGAAGGAGAAACTGAAGAAAGCTATCGAGGAAAATGTCGGCATCGACTACGGACGGGCCAAGACCTACACCGTGGGGAGTTGGCTGGAGGTCTGGATGGAAAACTACGCAAAAATCAAGCTGCGCCCATCGACCTTCAAAACCTCGCAAGGCTTTCTGAAAAACCACATCAAGCCGCAAATTGGCAGCATCCCGCTGGCAGAACTCACTTCTCTGAACTTACAGAGATTCTACAAACATCTGTTGGACGGCGGGCGGGTAGACCGCGTTGAGGCCAAGAAAAAGCCGAAAGGTTTGGCACCGAAAACCGTGCGAAACATCCATCAGATGATCGGCTCGGCGTACAACCTCGCCATCGAGCAGCACCTCGTCACGAAAAATCCGACACAGGGCTGCGCCCTGCCGAAAGTCGAACACAAAGAGATGAAAACGCTGACCTCGGATCAACTCAGCACCTTCTTCCAGGAGGCCAGGGACAGCGGCGTGTACGAGCTCTACTACCTCGACCTCGCCACCGGACTTCGGCGCGGCGAACTGTTGGGACTGAAATGGACGGACGTTGATCTCGACCGTGGTGTGCTGAAAATCCAACGGGCCATCTCACGGCAGAACGGCAAAGTAGTCGAAGCCCCGCTGAAAACAAAAAACGCCTACCGCACACTGCCCCTGTTGGCAGATGCGATCAGCGTTCTGATGCAGCAAAAAAGAAAAACGGGTAACAGCGAATGGGTGTTCCCGTCACCAACAGGAGGCACCATGTCCCCGGACAGCGTCCTGCATATGCTGCAAAGAGTACTGAAACGGGCCGGACTGCCCCGCATCCGCTTTCATGACCTGCGCCACACCTTCGCGACCATGGCCCTGCAAAACGGCGTGGACGTGAAAACGGTGTCATCAATGCTCGGTCACTACGACGCAGGCTTCACGCTCCGCACCTACACCCACGCCACAAGGCAGAAGCAGGATGAAGCCTCACAAACGATGGAGCTTCATGGCACAAGTGATGTGAGCAGAAAAAGAACATAAGAAATATCGGAGAGGGGACAAAGCCTCCTCTCCGGTGCTCTTTGGCTCTTTCCGCACATTTCTAAAGTGCTCCCCAAGTCAAGGACATTTTCATTTGACCCATAGCGGCAGCATACCGGCGGGGTACTCACCTGTGGTGATGTAGTGGTAATATTCGTTAGGGGATAGCTTCGCCAGATCCCACTGGCAGCGGTCGTTGTTGTAGTAATCCATCCAGCGGTCAATGGAGGCTTTGGCGGCCTCAAAAGACGTCCACCCCGGGATCTCACTGGCCAGCTCGTCCTTCATGTGCCCGAAGAAGCTCTCTTGGGGCGCGTTGTCCCAGCAGTTCCCTCTACGGGACATGGACCGCCGCAGCGCGCTGTTCTCCACCAGCTGGATGAACTTCAGACTGGTGTAGTGGGTCCCCTGGTCGCTGTGGATCACGGTCTCCTTGCTCAGCGAGATCCCATGGTGCTTTACCAGCAGCTGGACCGTTTCCAAAACAAAATCCACTTCCAGCGATTCGCTCATCGCATAGGCCAGGACCTGCTTTGTGCAGGCGTCCAGGATCGTGGAGAGGTAGCAGAATCTGCCGCGGAGCGGGATGTATGTGATGTCCGTCAGGAGGATGGCTCTCGGCCCATGAGACTCGAATTCCCGGTTGACCAAATTCTCCGCGGCGCTGCCCATTCGGATGGATCGCTGCAATCTGCGGTAGGGATTCGGCTTTCGGATGGGGCAGGTGAGCTTGTATTTCCGCATCAGGCGGCGGATCTTCTTCACGTTCATTCGGATACCCATGTGCAAAAGCCGCATATGAATGCCGCGAACGCCCTTTGCGTAGCCCCGGAACCGGTATGCCTCCAGGATCTGTTCGAATGCCGCCCGATCCTTCGCCTCCCGAAGCTCTCTGTTTTTTTCAGAACGCACCCAGTTGTAGTAGCCGGAGCGGGAGACACCTGCCAATTCGCACAGGTCTTTCACGGTGAGGATGTTGTTCCGATCCGCCAACGCGGCGCGAATGGCCTCAAATCTCTCTCCGGCGCTGTCCATGGCTATTCTCCCGGCTTGCCGTGCAGCCGCATGACTTTTTTTAAGAACGCCATCTGCTGCTGGAGACACAAAATCTCCCGTTTCATGCGTCTGGCGGCTTCGTCAGACGGGGCGGACGCCCCCTCTGTCTGGTTGTTCCCGCCGCCTGGTATACGCACACCGCCCCGGGCGCCCTCATGAAAGCCCTCCGGCGATCTGGCCTCCCGCCGGATGCGCTTTGTAGTATTGTGGATCCGCTCGAAACCCAGAGCTTCCGTGTTATAGCCCAGCTTGCGGAAGGCGGCTGTGCCGGTGTAGCCCTGGAGACTGAGCGCCCAGAACGCCTCCTTGAAAGCGAGGGTGTAGGATATGCTGTCTGCCGTCACCCGCAGCGTGTAGGGGTTTGCCTGCAGATGCTTCAGTTCCTCTGGTGTGAATTTCTTCTTCGTGCCCATACAGCACCTCCGTTCGGTAGTTCTATCATAACACAGGTGCGGCGCTTCTGACCCTATGGGTCAAATGCGTGTCCGCCGAACGGGGCCATGGGTCAAAATCTCGTGTCCATTTTCTTGGGTACAGTTTAGCTCCCGTTGGGGTCAGCGTTTGGGTCAGAAAAAAGCGGCACACTAAAAACGGAACTTATGAAAAGCAAAAGTCCTCGAAATCAGACGATTTCGAGGACTTTTGGTACACTCAGACTCCCCAAAATCGAACCCTGTCGCTTCTTCGGCGGCGGGGTTCTTTTCTACCCGGAAAGTCTTGGCTTTGCAAGAGGTTAGGTTATATGCGGTAGTGATTTTATACCCGTCAGGTTCGTCCCACACTGTAACGGAATTGACGAGCAAATCAATGAGTCGCCTGCGGAAGTCTTCGTCTTCGATGTTCCCGTATTTGAACTGACTCAACCAGAATACGATTTGGTCACGGTCAATTCGGTAGACGAATTTTTCCTCAGCTTTGATCTCTTTGTTGAGGGTCTTCTTTTCGTGTTCGAGTTGAACAAGCCGGTTCATCAATGTCTCGGAAGCAATACCCTTTTCGATGGCAGCGGTAATATTTGTGATTGACTTTTCGACCTCTGACAACTGAGCGGTTAATTGCGGAATGTGCGTGTCGTTTATTAAATCCTGCTCACTCTGTCGAATTGCCATGTCTGCGATTTCATCAATGAGTTGATCGGTCAAAAGGTTGAGAGCGTCACGGGCTACTATCCCTTCGATATAATCTTTTTTCAAAGGCCGCTTGTCACACCCAAGTTTTCTCTTTTTGGTGTAACAGGAATAGTAGTGGTAGACCTTGCCATGTCTACCGGCTCCGCTTTCACCGTTCATAGAAGCCCCACAATGACCGCAGAACAGCTTTCCAGACAAGAGGTAATCTACCTTAGCCTTGCCCCTTGCCGGGGCTGTGGCGGTCTTAGAAAGCCGCCGCTGTACCGTTTCAAACAACTCCTTATCAATGATGGCGGGAATACCATTTTCAATGACAATATCCTTGTAGGTATAAGTGCCGATGTAGCGAGTATTACGGAACATGGCCTTAAAGCTACTGCGGTTGAACTCCGTGTTTTTGGCGGTCTTATATCCGGCAGAGTTAAACTTTCTGCAAATATCAGCTACGCTTTCGCCGTTGGCGTAAAGAGAGAACGCTTCTTGAACGATGTGAGCGGTGTCAGGGTCAACGACCAGCTTGTGATTTTCCACCTTGTACCCAAGGGGAATATGACCGCCTACACTGTGGCACTTCAAGGCAGACTCACGCATACCTCTCGTGACCTTCTGTGACAGCTCGGCAGAGAAAAACTCAGCCATACCCTCTAACACGGACTCCAAGATGATACTCTCAGGGCTGTCGGTAAGGTGTTCTGTGGCGGAGAGGACTTTCACGCCGTTCTTCCGCAGACGCATTTTCATAATTGCGCTATCGTTGCGGTTACGAGCAAAACGGTCGAGCTTCCAGACGATGACATATTCCCAATTCTGCTTTGCGCTATCCGCAACCATTTCCATGAGGTGAACCCGCTTTTCCACATCTTTGCGAGCGGTCGTTGCTCGGTCAACATAGATTGCTACAATGCGGTAGTGGTTTGCTTTACAGAAGGCACGGCAGTCACGAAGCTGCCCTTCAATGGATTGGTCACTTTGACCTGTGGAGCTATATCGAAGATAGAGAGCAACTTCTTGATCGCCGTTGTAAAGCGTATATGGGTCTTCCTGAAATTGAGAGATTTCTTCCTCTGTCAGACAGGAGAGGTCGATTGGAAATTTTTTCATGCAAATCTCCTTTTTAACTCCATGACTCTACCGACAAAGCGCAATCGTCCAATTTCAACACCACCAAAAACACGGGGAGGATAGTATGGATTAAAAGAGCGAAGGGTCACAGTATCTTCATCAATACTGATTTTCTTAACAAATCCTTCTTCGTCATCAACAATGACAACCATAAGAGTATCTGTTTCAGGAGGTGTGTCCTTTTTAACCAGCACTAAATCGTGATCGTCTAAGACTGGCGACATACTATCTCCGTCCACTTGCAACCAGAAACAATCGTCACAGTCATATTCGGGGTCAACCTGTTCATATCCCAATGCTTCTTGCTGAGCGATGACACCTTTTCCTGCGGACGCATGACCGAAAATAGGTCGTTTGCAATTTTTTTCATAAGGTTCTGTGGTCAAACCAACAGAGGACAAGTGAAAGAGAGGGTCGTCAGTTTCGCCTTTCAAATACTCAGCCGTTGTTCCAAGATTGATAGCGAGAGTTTTCAAATCTTCATCTGAAATCATGCGGTCAGGCTTTTTATCTACATCGTTCAAATAATACTTGGGGCGGTCGATAAGTTTGCAAATGTAGGTGACACTTTTCCCTTGTTGTTTGGCTAAATCTCTAATACGGCTTGTGTTCATAAAGTACCTCCTTCAAAAATATCCTACTTTTTTAGGATTTGCTATTGACAATCCTACAAAGGTAGGATATACTTTGAATTGTGAACAAGAGATTTTGACAACAAAAACCCGACCCCCGAAAGGTTTTCTTTTTTCGGCGGTTGCTGTGGTCAATGGTTTAATTGTCTGGCAAGTAAATTGTACCATTACGCCCACTGGTTGTCAATAAATATTGTTCTCAATTCAAAGAAAGGAGAGGTTTTGTGAAAGAGCGTGAGAAAATTCGCTATCGCCTGAGCGTCAATCACCTGTCGTTTGCATGGCTGATTGATATGCTCCGAAAGCGGGGTATTGAAACGAACGGCCCTGTCCTGAGTGCAATTCTCGCAGGAACTCGTAACGGCCCTTCTGTGGACAAGATCATCGCTGAGTCTATCGACATTCTGGACTGGTACGAGCGGCAGATCGGCGGTGTGTCATGAGCGACAGTGCATTTGCCCCGGAAGTGCGAGGACAGGCCAAAGCGTTCAGCTCGCTCCTTGCTCGATCTGTCCGAGAGTTTTTCAAGGACGAAGGGAACCGCAAACAGTTCGAGAGCTGGTACGAGCAGAAGTACGGAACACCGTATCAATGGAAACCTATGGTTTGGAGGAACAGATAATGAAAAAGGTATTTGGAGTATTGGCATTTCTCTCGTTTTTCTACCTGTTAGGTGTCGTTGGTGCGGTAGAGCAAGACACGATGACTCTTGGCGCAGGCATGGTTCGCATGGGTATCGGCCTTGGTTGCTTCTGGTTGTTCTGTGAACTGTCCGGTGCGTTTTATCCTGCCCCGCCGAGAAAAAGAAAGAACCGCTGACGGAACTGGTACTTCCATCAACGGCAAGCGTAAAAGCTCAATCTGATTATATCAGAACCTATCATTTTGTAAAGGAGAACTTTATGAATAGCACGATTGCGAAACTCGCTGACGAGTTCGAGAAGATGGAGAAAACCATCGCTTCTCAGAAGAAGATGATCGAAACCCTCATGCCTACGGGCTATGTCGATACCGATACCGTCAAACTTCACCTCAACTCCGTATATGGTGTCATGTTCGGCGGTCGCCCCTCTCCGAAGCGCTGCAAGCTGGAAGACTGTTCTTGGGACGAGATCAATATGTATTCCTCCTTCGGTCTTGCTGACAAGATGTTCGAGGTCGGTGACACCAAGAAATTCCGTCTGGCTGATGGCTCCTACCTGACTGCCCGTATCATCGGGTTCAACCATGATTACGCAAGTGACGGTAGTCTGGTTCATATCACCTTTGAAACCGTGGAAACCCTTGACGGCGACATTCCCATGAATGAGAAGCCTACCAACGAGGGCGGCTGGGACGCTTCCTATCTCCGTGCCAAGCTCAACGGCAACTTCTTCGAGAAGCAGCTTCCCGCTGATCTGAAAGCGGTCATCAAGCCTGTTGTGAAGATTACCGCCAAGAGCGGCAAGAACGAAATGCTGGTTCCTTCCGTTGACAAGCTGTTCGTTCTTTCTGAGCAGGAGGTCTTCGGTCGCAAGATTTATTCCTGCGGCGGTGAGGGTAAGTGGTACGAGTGGTACAAGCGAGAGAACACGCCTTACGGCAAGTGCAAGCAGAATGGTGAGAGGGATTGGAGATGGGAGCGTTCTCCTCGTTCCGGCAACACCAACACCTTCTGTGATGTGGACAGCAACGGCAGCGCCAACTATAACCACGCCAGCAACTCCATTGGCGTGTCCTTCGGCTTCTGCATTTGATCGGGTATCTCGTAAATCCCGCCCCGTCAGGGGCGGTGAAAGGAGTAAAAACATGAATGTCAATCGCAAGGTTGGCACTGGCTTCGAAAGAGACTTATGCCTGAGCCTGTCGGGTTGTGGCTTTTGGGCGCACAATCTCGCTCAGAACAGTCAAGGTCAGCCGTTCGATGTGATTGCGGCTCGAAACGGTGTCAGCTATCCCATTGACTGTAAGGATTGTTCCAAGAACATTTTCAAGATGGAGCGTATCGAAGAAAACCAGTTTTCCGCTATGTCCCTTTGGGAAGAAACGGGAAACGGAGAGGGTTGGTTCGCTCTCCGAATGATGAACGGCGCTGTCTACTTCCTGTCCTTCACGGTGATACGAAACCTGTTCTTGATGAAGACCGTCCTTTCTGCGTCTGAAATCAAACAGTTCGGTATCACTCTCGGAGAGTGGGTGTCCCAATGCAAGTAACTGTTGGCAATCAGCTCCGAATTGAAAACCCATCTGAGCAGTTGCTTACATGGTGTAAGAAGCAGCTTATCCTTCCCAATCCTGAGTACGCCAAGAAAGTCCGTATGCACTTTTGGGTCGGCAACACACCTGAGAAGTTGTACCTGTTCCAATGGGACGGTGACACACTGGTTCTCCCCTATGGTTGTCTGAATGATGTGTTGGCGATGGACGATTGCCACATGAAGGTCAACCTTCCCACACCGACCGAGGTGGACTTCGGTTGCACCATTCCGCTCTATGACTACCAAGTGGAAGCCAAGGAAGCCCTGATAACCGCTTACTATGGTATTCTTCAAGCCCCTGCGGGGTGCGGTAAGACACAGATCGGAATTGCTGTTGCGGCGGATATAGGTCGAAGGACACTCTGGCTGACCCATACACGGGATTTGCTCGTACAGAGCAAAAGCCGAGCAGAGCAGTACATGAGTCCTTCCCTGACTGGCACGATCACCGAAGGTAGGGTTCAAATCGGCAAGGCAATCACCTTCGCAACGGTACAGACCATGTGCAACCTCGATCTGAGTCAATACCGTGATGTTTGGGATTGTATCATTGTGGACGAGTGCCACCGTGTAGCCGGAACCCCAACCGCTATGACGCAGTTCTCAAAGGTGCTGAACGCTCTGGCAGCTCGACACAAGTACGGCCTATCCGCTACGGTTCATCGGGCAGACGGTATGATTGCCGCTACCTACGCCTTGCTGGGTGGGATTGCCTATCAAGTGCCGGAGGAAGCGGTGAAAGACAAGATCATGACCGTCAGCGTTCTGCCCCGTGCCACACATCAAGGACTCAGCCGTGAGTTTTTGGACACGGACGGTACGATCATCTATGCCAAGTTGGTCAATTTCCTCGCTGACCGTTACCCCCGAAATAACTTGATTGTCGCTGACCTCGTAGCAAACCGAGATCACTACAATCTCATTCTCTCTGATCGGCTGACGCACTTGGAAACCCTGATGAACCGTCTTCCGCCCGATCTGAGAAAACAGGCGGTCATGATTGATGGGAAGATGACCACGAAGAAAGCCAAGGCTTTCCGAGAACAGGCCATTGAGGAAATGCGGCAGGGGCGCAAGCGGTATCTGTTCGCCACTTACTCTCTGGCAAAAGAGGGGCTGGATATTCCTCGGCTCGACCGTCTGTACCTGACTACACCGCAGAAAGACTACGCTGTAATAACTCAGAGCATTGGTCGTATCGCTCGTACCTTCGAGGGAAAGGGAGAACCTATCGCCTACGATTATGTGGACGATGGTATCCAGTACCTCGTGAGAAGTTACAAGAAGCGGTGTACCACCTACCGGAAAGCGGGGTGCAAGTTTATTGACGGAGAGAACTGATATAAAGGTTCTCGTTGCCTGCGAGGAAAGTCAAGCTGTCTGTATTGCATTTCGGCGTTTGGGATATGAAGCCTACTCCTGTGACATTCAGGAGTGTTCAGGCGGACACCCGGAATGGCACATTAAGGTAGATGCTCTATTGTTACTCGGACGGTATCTGGTTTTCAAAACCGAAGATGGAAAAGCTCATTATGTTGAGCGGTGGGATTTGATAATTGCTCACCCGCCTTGCACTTTCATGAGTAATGCGGGAGCGTGTCGAATGTATCCCCGTAAGGGTCAAATTGATAAAGCTCGATTTCAAAAGGCGATGGAAGCCAAAGCGTTTTTCCTTCGATTTCTAAATGCTGACTGTGATCGAGTGGCTATTGAGAACCCCCGCCCTCTCAAAATCGTTGAATTGCCAAAAGAAGATCAGCGAATACAGCCCTATCAATTTGGCGACCCGTGGAGTAAACTCACCTATCTTTGGTTGAAAAATCTTCCGCCGTTGGTTTACACCAATGTTCTTGCAGAATGGAAGCCCTTTGTTCCTGCTGGAACAGGCCGCAAGGCGGGGGGGGGACAGCTACGGGGCAAGGATACCTCACAATTCCAAAGCCCGTTCAAAAACATTCCCCGGTATTGCGGACGCTATGGCGCAACAATGGGGTGCAGTATTAGGAGGTGATACCGCTGAACCTTGAACCTTTTATTTTCGACTGCGAGGTGTTTGCCTACGATTGGCTTTTTGTCTTCAAGAACAAGGTTACGGGGGAATACACCGAGATTTGGAATGACAATGAAGCGGTCGAACAGTTCATGACCCAAGAACCCCTGTTGGCAGGGTTCAACAATAAGCACTATGACCAATTCATTCTGAAAGCGGTTCTCTCCGGTTTCACGCCGGAGGAAATCAAGGCGGTCAACGATTTCATCATCGTTGGGGGTCACGAGGGCTGGGAGTACGCCCCTCTCCGTGACTGCGGGATTTTCTTCGATCAATATGACCTGATGGACGATTGCCAGATGGGATTGTCCTTGAAAGCAATCGAAGCGCACCTCGGAATGGACATTCGTGAAACCACTGTTCCGTTTAACATCGACCGCCCTCTGACTGAGGACGAGAAGCAAGAGGTCGAGTTCTACTGCCGTCATGATGTTGATGCAACCGACAGGCTGGACGATCTCCGCCAAGGATACCTGTCCAGTAAGCTCACGCTGGGTCGTGAAAAGGGGCTGTATCCTGCAAAAGCCCTCTACATGACCAACGCCAAGCTGACCGCTGCTTACCTTGATGCAGAGCAAAAGCCGCACTATGACGAGCGGGAATATCAGTATCCGCCGAAGCTGCTTCGTCAGTACATTCCGCAGGAAGTGTTCGACTTCTTCGAACGGTTGAAGGACAAAAGTATCCCGGACGAAGTGGTGTTCAAGGAAAAGCTCGATCTAATGGTAGGCGGCTGTCCTTGCACCATCGCCTACGGTGGTATTCACGGGGCTATCCCGTGTTACCGAGAGGAAGCCACGGAAACCCGCTCTATCCGCAACAAAGATGTTGCAAGCTACTACCCGCACCAGATGACCTTGAACGGTTATTGTAGCCGAAATATTCCCTCTCCCGATGTGTATGCTGCCACCATTGAGCGGCGAGTCAAGGCAAAGAGGGCTGGTGATAAGGCTACGGCGAACGCCTTGAAGCTGGTGCTGAACACCACCTACGGAGCCATGCTGAACCGCTACAACGATCTGTATGACCCGCTCATGGGACGCTCGGTCTGTATCTCAGGTCAGTTGCAGTTACTCGAAATGGCGGAACATCTTGTTCAGGATTGCCCCACTTTGAAGATCATTCAGCTCAACACCGATGGTATCATGGTCAGCCTTGATGACTGCGATGTTCCTGTGTATCAGGAGATCACGCAGGAGTGGCAGGACAGAACCGGCTTTGAGTTGGAGGAAGACCTTATCAAGATGATCTGTCAGAAAGATGTGAACAATTATGTCGAGGTTCCTTTCGAGGGCGACCCCAAAATCAAGGGTGGCGTTCTCGTTCGTGGGATTGCCCCGGCAGGAGCGTTCAACATCAACAACAACGCTTGTGTGGTCGCCAAGGCGGTCAAGGATTATCTGGCCTACGGTATCCCGGTCGAAGATACCATCATGAGCTGTGACCGTCTGCTGGACTTCCAGTTGGTCGCCAAGGCCGGGAGCAAGTATGGTGACGCTCTCCATGAGGTAGACGGTCAGATGGAGGTCGTGCAGAAGGTCAACCGGGTATATGCCACGGAAGACCATCGGTGCGGAACCCTCTACAAAATCCACCTTGGCACTGGCAATCCCGTCAAGATTGCTGGACTCCCCGCAAAATGTGTCGTAGACAACGACAATCACCTGACGATTGATGTGGTTGACCGTGACTGGTATATCCGGCTGGCACGGCGTTATGTTCGAGATTTCCTCGGAGAGAAGCCACCCAAGCGAAATACCCGCAGAGTCAATTCCATCAAGAAAAAATTATTAGAAATGTTGGAGGAATAAATATGGCTACTACCAAGAAAGCCGCTGAGACTGCGGCGGTGGATTATTCCACCATGAATGTGTTCAAGAAGTTGCAGCTTGCCCGTGTGCGTTTCCTCGAAGCTGGCGTGGATAAGAGCGGCAAGCACATGAAGCTCGAATATAAGTATTTCGAGCTGGCAGACATTGTTCCCAAGGCCGAGCAGATTTTCCTTGAAATCGGTCTGATGATGGTTCCGTCCATGTACGGCGACAAGGCGACCGCTCGTGTCTACAATGTCGATGACCGTGAGGACTTCATTGACTTTGTTGCACCGTACACCCCCATCGCCCCCATCGTGTCCAACGCTGGCAATCAGGTCACAAACGAAATGCAGGCGACCGGCAGCTCCATCACCTACATTCGCCGCTACCTGTGGCAGCTCGTTTTGGACATTGTGGAGCATGACAGTATCGACAGTGGCGAGTTTGACACAACTCCCGCACCCGCTCCCACCGTCACCAAGAAGCCCCCTGTGACCACTGAACAGCGTCAGGAAATCAAGAAGGAACTAACCGGCGCTCCTGCTGGTGCGGCTACCGAGGAACAGGTCGGTACGCTGAAAAGTCTGCTGAAAAAGCTCATGGATATTGACGCAGAGCAGGAACAGTTCGTGCAAACCATCGCCATGAAGACCGAGGGCTTTTCCAAGATCGAAGCCGACAAGTGTGACGCTCTGATCGAGGGCGTGAACAATATGCTGGCTGGCTACGAAATGAAGGCGGCGAAGGAGGGCTAAGGCATGATTGAAATTGATTGCCGTAAGTGCGTCAACGCAGACTTGGAAGCGGATTGCTGTAAGTTCTACGGTAACAATCCTGATACTGCCGTTCGGGAATGTGCCGCTGATGAATTTGTGAATTATAAGGAGGTAGGCAAAAATGGAATGGCTTGACGGTAACAAAATCCAGATTATCCCTCCCAAGCGTCCGAAGAAGCTGACCGGCACTCGCTTTGCTACTATCCTCGGTCTGAACCCGTGGTCTACACCGTTCGAGATTTGGTGTGAAGTGACCCGCACCTATCAGAAGCCGTTCGAGGATACGATCTACACCATCGCTGGTAAGACCATCGAGCCTAAGCAGGCTGAGTACATGAAGCAGACCTACTTCATGAGCAATCTGGTCACACCGACCGACATTTGGGGCAAAGACTACTTCCGTCAGACCTACGGTGACTTCTTTAGGGAAAGCCCCGTTCTCGGCGGTATGTGGGACTACTTGCTCTATGGCAAAGATGGTAAGCCCACCACCGTCCTCGAAATGAAGACTTCCAAGCGTGTCGAGGACTGGAAGGACGATATTCCTGAGTATTACGCTTTGCAGGCGGCGTTGTACGCTTACCTTCTCGGCGTGGACGAGGTTATCATGGTCGCTTCCTTCCTCGAACCCAAGGACTACGATGCCCTTGAGAAGTTCGTGTGCAGCGGTGAGAATACCATCACCCGTCCCTTCAAGGTGTCCGAGCGGTATCCTGACTTCGAGAAGAAGTATGTGAAGCCTGCCCTGAAATGGTGGAAGGACTATGTGGAGAGCGGCATTTCTCCCGCCTTTGACGAGCGCAAGGATGCTGAAATCCTGAAAGCCCTCCGCACCAACAACCTGTCTCCTGAAACGGACATGGCGGCGCTGGTCAAGGAAGCCGAAGACCTGAAAGCCAAGCTGGACGCTCACGCCGCTGAGGTGGCTGAGGACGAGAAGCGGTACAAGGTCTTGACCGACATGATTAAGAAAGCCGCAATCGCTCAGTTCCGTGACGGTGACAAGAAGGTGTCTATCGCTGGCTCTGCCTATAATTGGGAAGTCAGCCGTACTTCCACCACGAAGATCGACAAGGACGCTATGAAAGCGGACGGTATTCTGGCGAAGTACACGACCACCGAGGACAGCTACCGCATTTCCCCGAAAGCCTTGAAAGAAGGTGCGTGAAGTGGCGCAGAGTATGCAGAGATTGAGCAAAGAGGATTTGCTCAAACTTCTCGACCAGTATGCCAATGACGATTTTGTTGGAGTTTTGTTCACAGCAGCTCGTGATATTCACTCTGACCAGTCCACCATTTTCGTATTCTATGACAAAGTAACGGAGGTTTAATTATGAAATTTTCCAAGTTCGTGAAGTCCCTCGCCCCTGATGGCGGCGCTATCTACGAGTACATGGACGAACGCTGGCTTGCTTCTCCGTCCGTACTTATGCTCATTCCCGATGGTATCCGCAGCGTGACCGGGTACAGCAACGAGAAAATGCCTGACGGCATTGGTCGCCTGATTTCTCAGGTCGGTTGCACCGAGTACGCCACGCTGGTCAAGGCAATCATGCCTGAGCCGGACGGCGCAATCAAGGATTGTGTCCGTATCTTCGCCACGCAGGACAGCACCATGACCCTTTCCATCACCAACGATGACTGGTCGCTGATCGAGAAGTCTGATTTCTGCGAAATCTTGTACGCTTACGATCTGGAAAGCGATAAGAGCGTACCGAAAGCTCTGCTGGTCAAGCAGTACGCCAAGTACCCCGATGACGAAGACCAGTTGGTTGGTATCATCTTCCCCTGCGAGTACACAGAACAGCTCAATTTCTACACCATGAAGGAGGACAAAAACAATGGCTAAAATCGGACTCACCGAGGGTTTTACCCTCATTCCCGAAGGTACTCATGTCTTTCAGATTACCGATGTGAAGTACAAGGAAGACTTCGGCAAGCTGGAAGTCTATATGCAGACGCAGACCGGCAGTAAGCACATCGAGCGCTTCTCTCTGCTGAAATCCGATGGCTCTCCTAACGAGGGTGCATACAACGCTTTCAGCTACTTCGCCAAGACCGCCCTCGGTAACTTCGACCTGACCGAGATCGACCACACCGACCTGATTGGTCACTTCATCGAGTGCGATGTGGAACATGATGTTCAGGAGAACAAGAAGAAGCCCGGACAGAGCATTACCTTCGTCCGTTTGGCCGATAAGCGCCCCTCTGAGGGCTGGGGCGGCGCTGGCAATACGGTTACTACCTCTGCTGTTAAAACCGCTTCTGCGGCTTCTCAGGCCGCTCCTAAGACACCGATGGATTTGGCAGCTCTCCTTGGCTGATACCGGGTGCGAGGGAGGGCTAATTTGAAAGGCTCTCCCTCGCCAATGGTATGTTGAAAACTATGTTGAAAGTGAGGATAAGCTACAATGGCAGAAGCCTATATTTGTTCGCTCTCCAAGGTTCAGCGTCATGCTGAAATCTGCAAAGAGATCAACAATCTCTATGAGCGTAAGAACCATGACTACGGTGACAGTTTTCACCAGACCTTCGTTGAAGAAGGAATGGCGATGGCTCGTATCCGATTGGGAGATAAGTTTAGCCGCTTCAAAACCCTCTCCCGTAGCGGTGAGCAGAAGGTCAATGACGAGTCTATCCGTGACACCCTGATTGACCTCGCCAACTACGCCATTATGACGGTGCTGGAAATGGAGGTCGCTGACGATGACGCTAAATGATTATCAGAAAGCCGCCGAGCGCACTTCCGGCAACCTGACCTCGTGGGATAAGGTTCGCAACGGCTGTTACGGTCTGAACGGCGAAGCCGGAGAGTGCATTGACATTCTGAAAAAGACCGAGTTTCAGGGTCATGACTTCGACCCGATGAAGATGGTTGACGAGCTGGGTGATGTTCTCTGGTATGTCGCACAGTTGGCGACCGGCTTGGGTGTGACCCTCGAATATGTGGCACAGCACAATGTCGATAAGTTGCTGGCTCGTTACCCTGACGGGTTCGACAGCGAAAAGAGTATTCACAGAAAGGAGTACGAAAATGCCTGACTGCTTCTCCAAGTCCGAAGTGACTGATTTCATGAACTTCATGAAGCTGCCTGACGGAACCTCTGTTGTTTCCGATGACATGATGGAGTACCTGATGGCTTACGGCTTCTTCACCGCCCCTGCTTCCACCAAGTATCACGGCAATTACGAGGGCGGTCTTCTGAACCACTCCCGCATGGTCACGGAGTACCTTCTGGCGCTCACTCAGGCCAATCACCTGATCTGGCGCAAGGCTCGTTCTCCCTTCATCATGGGTATGTTTCATGACCTGTGCAAGATCGACCAATACCGCCACCCGGTAACAGGCCACATTGAAGAATTTAATGATGGTTGTACGCCAATCTATGACGAACAGGCGTGGGAGTACAACCCCGACACCCTTCTGAAAGGTCACGGCGATAAGTCCGTCATGCTTCTCTCTCAGTTCTACACACTGACCGATGAAGAAATCATGTGTATCCGCTATCACATGGGCGCTTTCACCGACAAGTCCGAGTGGAATGACTACACCAGAGCAGTCAGCCAGTACCCGAATGTGCTGTGGACACACCAAGCCGATATGCTGGCAAGCCATGTTGCGGGGGTGTGAAGTATGTATATTCCAACAGTTTCTTTCGATTTCGATGGTGTAATTCATTCCTACCGAAGCGGGTGGAAGGGTGCCGCTGTTATCCCCGACCCTCCCGTAGAAGGGATTAAAGAGGTCATTGAACAACTCATAAGCGATGGTTTATGTGTGGTCATCTGTTCTTCTCGTGCGGAGTCCTTTGAGGGGCAGACGGCGATTGCTGAATGGTTGAAACACTACGGATTTCCTATGGTGCAAATTCAAGCAAGAAAAGTTCCCTCCATCGTTCATGTCGATGACCGTACAATCTGTTTCGATGGCAGAGCAAATAACCTATACGAACAGATTATCAACTTCAAACCTTGGTATGAAAGGGAGTCTGAAAGTGAAAATCATTGAACCTTCTGTAGAGCTTATCAACGCTCCCGATTATAAGACCCTTCTGACCACCATCGAAGCCGCAGGGCGCACTTGCTACAAGTCCGAGGACAAAATCACGGACGGGAGTGCAGAGAAGTTCGTCCGGGGCATTATCAAGCGGGGTCACGAAGCTGTCATTGAGCATGGCTCTCTTACTGTTCGCTTCGTCTGCGACCGGGGCGTGAGCCATGAGATTGTCCGTCACCGTCTGGCTGCGTTCTGTCAGGAGTCTACTCGATACTGCAATTACGGCAAAGAGGGCTTCGGTGGCGAGATCACCGTCATTCGTCCCTCGACCTTCGCCAAGACCGACTCGACCTACCACATCTGGAAGCGGTCGTGCGAAAACGCCGAGGTTGCCTATTTCAATCTGCTGAACGAGGGTTGCACCCCGCAGGAAGCTCGATCTATCCTTCCGAACAGTTTGAAAACCGAGGTGGTCATGACCGCTGATCTCAGAGAATGGCGGCATTTCTGCCGTATGCGCTGTCCCGTAGCGGCTCACCCTGATATGCGGGTCGTTGCCAATATGCTCCTGACCCTGCTGAAACAGACCTATCCCGTCTTCTTCGAGGACATTGAGGTATGAGGATTAAGAAAGCTGGCGGTAAGGTGTTCGGTGCGGTCTTAACTGCCGCCGAGAAGAAAGCGATGGACATGGAAATCAATCGTCAGATTGTGGAAGCCGACAGGCGCTACGCCGATGACATTGACGCTATGGTGCTTTATACCCTCCATGTTCACCTTGGTTTCGGCAAGAAGCGCCTGCGGAAGTTCTATGACGCTTTCTCCGCCGAGCATGACCGCCTTATTCAGTATTATCAAATGCCGGACGATTACACATGGCTCTGCAAAGAAATGTTGAAGCGTATCGGCGTTGATGTTGAAGCATGGAACAAAGAAAGGAAAGAACCCGATGAAACTGAAAAGCATTGACGGCAAAGTGCCGTATATCATGGCTGCTGGAAAGGACTTCGTGAAAGATGAAATGTCGCTGGCGGCGGCAGAGCAGATTTGTTCCCGTGGAACACAGACCGCCAGCAAGCTCTTTCCTGATTTCCCCATCTGCATAGATGGCAAGTTCTATTTTGCTGGAACCTCGACAAAGCCCAAGTCCAGCAAGTCTAAGACCCCTTGCGGGGGCTGAGATTTTCAATCTTCCTGTGGTTCGTCACCATTGTCGCAGTCCTTTGTCTGAAATTACCCACGGTTGAGGTTGAAGAACCTTCTCCCGTTGTCGAGGTGGTAGAGGTAGTCACCCCTGAGCCAGAACCGGAGGTGACACCTCAGCCGTGGACAGACGAGGAAGTGATTGTACTGGCGAAAATGCTATGGGGAGAAGCCAGAGGGGTCAGCTCTGACGCTGAGAAAGCTGCTTGTGTGTGGTGTGCGCTCAACCGTGTCGATCACGGCTACGGCGACATTATAACGGTCGTGACTACACCCAAACAATTTGTAGGGTACAACGAAGAAAACCCGGTCGATGATGGTTTGATTACTCTCTGTATAGATGTACTGACCCGCTGGTACGCAGAGAGAGAAGGTCAGGTTGAGGTCGGTCGTGTCCTCCCTGCGGATTACTTGTGGTTCTCTGGCGATGGCAAGAGAAATCACTTCCGCAACGCCTACCGTGGCGGTGATAGATGGGATTGGTCTTTACCGAGTCCGTATGAAAGCTGAGGTAAGCCTATGAGCTATTTGAATATACCCGCCGAACTTCGAGGGGAAAAGGCATGGGTCAATGTGTGGGACGGGTCAAAGGTTCCCATGCAGGCCACCGTGAGAAAGGCGGCTTCTTCCTCTAATCCTGATACATGGTCGAATTACATTGACGCTGAACACAATGTCCAGCACGGCTACTATGACGGTCTTGGCTATGTGTTTCACGATACAGGGGTTGTAGGTATCGACATTGACGATGGCTTTACTGATGGGCTTCTAAACCCGCTGGCGGCTGACATTATCGGTCATTGTCAGTCCTACACGGAAAAGTCCAGAAGCGGGAGAGGGGTTCATATTCTCGTTCGTGGTGAGCTGCCCTTCAAGGGCAAGAACAACCGTGCCGCCGTGGAGATTTACAAGAGCAATCGGTACTTCATCATGACCGGCGAGGTTTTGATCTTTTCCGAGATCATTGAAAACCAGTCAGCGATTGACTATGTGATCGAGAAGTATTTTCCCGACACGCCGAAGGAAAGTAGCTCAGGTACGGTCGCCCCTCAGCGTATCTATTCTCCCATCTATCGCCGCCCTGAAAACGGCAAGCTGCATTTGAAGCCTGAATACCCGCCTATCACACCGGGAAGCCGGAACCTCAGCCTGACTTCTCTGGCGGGTCAGCTCCATAACCAAGGATACACCAAAGCAGAGATTTACAAAGAGCTGTTATACGCCAATCAACAGGCTTGCAAGCCGCCGCTCCCTCAGTCCGAGGTCGAGTTGATTGTTAACAGCGTGACCAGATACAGGAGGTAATTATGAAACCTTATCAGCGTGGCGATGTTGTTATCATTGATGTTCCCATGCTTGCCAACAGTCATATTCAGGCCGGTAAGCGTCCGTGGGTGGTTGTGCAAAACAATGTCGGCAATCAGTTTTCTTCCACCAGCATTGTCGTTCCCCTGACCACTAAAATCAAGCGGCTGGAATTGCCAACCCATGTGGCTGTCACTTGGGGTTCTTTACAGCCGAGCATGGTTGAGTGTGAACAGGTGCGTGTCGTAGATGTGTCCGATGACTGGGAGTACATCTGTACTCTGCCCCCTGAGATTATGCGTCATGTGGACACCGCTTTGAAGAACGCTTTCTTCTATGGGGGGGGTGTAGACAGTGGAGAGTGAGAAGAAAATCTGTCCGTTATCAATGAGTTGCCCCGAAGATATTCCCCTCTGCCCCTGCCAGAAACAGCGCTGTGCATGGTGGGACGAAGACTCTCAGGACTGCGCCGCCGTGGTGCTGGCGAGAGCGATGAAGAAAAGGAAGTGAGAATATATGGGTCAATATATCAATCTAACTAACGCCTTAAATGCTGTCCGAGATATTCCTACGGCATTTCATGCTATAAAAAAAATACCTATCGTGAAAACCATTCCTATAACTTGGACTTTGGCAAATGAAGCATTACCTCCGAATGGCGAAAATGTACTTTGCTGGTACGAGTATTTCCGTTACGGAGAGTATAACCGAATGTATCAGACCTTCGGTATCGGATACCAGTTCAATGGAAATTGGGGTGGTGAGGTGGCACAAGGGCAGAAAGCAAAGGTCTTAGCTTGGACACCTTTACCGAAGCCGCCAAAGATGAAAAGAGGTGTTAAAAATGGCTGATGAAATCATGACTGCCCCCGAAGAACAGGCTCTTTTCCAGCTCTCCAATGGTCGCTACATCATGGACGAAGCTCAGTCCAGAGTGATGTTTCAGATTAAAGAAGCACAGCCGGAGCATAGCCACCCGATCAGCGGTACGGGGTATTCGTGGGACGAGTCCGGCATGGCAGAGCTGTTCTCCGAGTGCTATAAGAATGATACCCGCTACTGCCCCGAAGCGAAAAGCTGGTTCACCTACTCCGAAGGTGCATGGCGCAAGGACACGGGTTCTCTGCTGGTAGCGGAGAAGATCAAGGAGTTCTGCCGCCTGATGGCTCTCTACTGCGGTGAGATTGCCAACGAAGAACGGCGTTCTGAGTACATGAAGTTCATCGTAAAGATGGGCGACCGGCGCTTCCGTGACCGGCTGATGAAGGACGCTGCCAGTGTGCTTCCTATCGCTTCGGCAGAGTTTGACGCAAACCCCTACCTTATCAACTGCAAGAACGGCACTTTCGACCTCGAAAAAATGGAGTTCCGGGAACATGACTGGAAAGACTTCCTGACTATGCAGACCAACTTCAACTACACCTTACAGGACGCACGGTGCCGCCGCTGGGAGAAGTTCGTTGCAGAGGTCACTTGTAATGACGAAGACAAGGCTGATTATCTTCAAAAGGCGCTGGGGTACTCCATGCTGGGTATGGCGAACGAGGAATGTATGTTCATTCTCCATGGCAAGACCACTCGCAACGGCAAGTCCACCATGCTCTCGGCAATTCACCACCTTCTCGGTGATTATGCTTCTGTATCCCCCGTGTCGATCATCTGCAAGGCAGAGCGCTCGAAGAACGCCGAAGCAGCGAACCCCATGCTGGCTTCCCTGAAAGGCAAGCGGTTCGTCACGATGGCAGAGAGTAATCAGTATGGCAAGTTGGACGAAGAAACGATTAAGCAGCTCACGGGTGGCGAGGAAATCAAAGCTCGGAACCTCTATGAGACTGCCACGACTTTTCTGCCGCAGTTCACCCTTTGGCTCTCCTGCAACGATCTTCCCACCGTTAGCGATAAGTCCCTATTCGCTTCCGACCGTGTGCGGGTCATTGAGTTCAACCGCCATTTCACCGAAGCAGAGCAGGACAAGAACCTGAAAAATGAGTTCCAGACACAGGAAGCTATGCAGGGCATTTTCGCTTGGCTGGTCGCCGGGTACTTCAAGTACAAGCGGTTCGGTCTGAAAATGTCCCCCGCCATGCGGAAGGTGGTCAACCAGTACGAGCGTGACAACGATCTGTGCTTGCAGTTCCTCGAAGAACGCTGTGAGCAGGCCGAGGGAGTTAACACCCGCTCGAAGTCTCTGTTTGACGCTTACAAGATTTGGTGTAAGTCCAATGGATACTTCGCCTGTTCCGCCAAACGGTTCAACGCCGACATGGAAACGCACCCTGAGTGGCACGGCGGCAAGGTCGTGTATCAGGGCTACCCCGTCTACAAGAACCTCAGACTGAAAGGAGCGTCTTAATGAACCGGTCATGTAATTCTATCCTCTGCCGTTTCGGTATCCACACAGCAGACCCGTATGTTCACATTCAGGTCAGGTGTCGGAATGGTTCTCACCGTTGGCAGAGCAATTATGAAGTCTGCAAGCGTTGTGGTAAGCGGCTGAGAAAAATCCGCATTACAAAGGAGCGTCCGTGATGAAGTGGAAAAGGATTAAGTGTTTCCTGACTGGCGGACACCGCCTGTACGATAAGAACCTTCAAACCATTCATGACACAAATGGGTATCACTTCATTAACTACTGCGTGAAGTGCGGTAAGGTGTTCGCTGCGTTCATGGCAGAAGCTGAACTGAATGGCCTGATCGACCGAGATATTGAGCAGTTCAGAAAGGAGAGATTGTATGATCGCAACGACTGAGGAACAACGCCTACTGGAAAAGTAGCAGAAGAAGCTATGTTTGCAGGAGTGGCGCATAAAGCTCGTCACTCACCTTCGCCCCGAAGAAATGTCCGTCAGTAATGCGACTGGGTGTACGGATTGGTCGGAGTCCATCAAGACCGCTCGTATCGAGATCATCAACCCCGCCTGCTATGGCGACCGCATTGTACCGTTCAACTTTGAAAAGACATTGGTGCATGAGTTGTTGCACCTGAAATTCTCTTTCTGGTGTCAGGACGAGTACAGCGTAGCTGACAGGCTTATGCACCAGTACATTGACGATCTCGCAAGAGCTTTGACGGAAGGGGACAGCGATGATGAAGCCTGAATACTGCCCCGATTATGTGGGCGTTGCCTGCGTTGATGGCACTTGCCCTGTTGCCAACTGTGAAGAATATGCTGAGCGGTGTATGCCTGTCATTTCCTGCTGCCGGGACTGCTTCTATCATAAGGGCTGTGAAGACTGTGCAATCTCTTACGATTGTGACCGAATGGAGGATAAACATGAGTAAAAAATGTGTATGCGGTAACGAAATGTTCACCGTCTTCATGTGTCGTAAGTGCGAACACCTTCTGTATGTCGAGGAAGACGAGGACTTTCCTCAGAAGCTCGGAAAAATCGCCGCAAAATCCTGTCCCTGTTGCGGAGAACAGGAAGAAGGTCTGTGGAGACTTCTCGGTCGAGCGGAAGGGTTCGAGGGAACCGTGTTCACGGAGGAAAGTGATGAAGACTGAGAAAAAGAACCTCCGCCGTATTTCCATCGTAGTCACGGCACAGACCAAGGGAAATCTTGAGCGGCTGGCGGCGGTCTGCGGGTATTCAGAGATCGGTCGGGTGGTTGACAAACTCACCCGTGAAAAGATGATCTCCCTCCACGACTTTGAAAGAAAGGAGAAGTACCATGAATGATGTAATGGAACAAATCAAAACGCTTTCTGCCACCTTGGACGAGGAAACCACCCGCTTTAACCCTACCGGCAGACTGCTGTTGCTGGGTTCCTACGAAAGCGTATTTCTGAAAGCGGTCAAGCGCAAGGCCGACCTGTTGGGTATTGACTGTGACCTCACTCAATACCCCTGCCCTCCGTACAAGGCCGTGGTAGTGGACAGAGAAACCGTCCCGTCTGACATTAAGCTCACCGCCGAGGTTGACATTGACCACTCCTACTCACAGGGAATGTCATCGGTGTCTCAGGCAACTTTGGCGCTCCTGCTGGCATTGGACTTGGTTCACGCTAAGGACATTACCATTGTAGGCCGGGGTCATGCCGTTCAGAACTTGGCAAAGTACCTCACCCTCGGTAACGCAACTGTGACGGTAGCGTACTCCAAAACCAAGAGTCTCTTGCAGGCCACAATGAACCGTGATGTGGTGATCTATGCCACGCCGACTATCACGAAAGACATTTCCTACAACACCCGTGATCTGGTCATCGACCTCGGCAACAGTGTTCCTCACCCTGACCGCTTCAACTGCCCCTATGTGAACAGGATTGGTCAGCTCACCGTGAGCGTGTTGCTCAACCGCTTTGCGAGAAAGGAGCATAGGACATGAGTGACATTCTAACAACTATCGCCGCCGTTGAATGGATTGTTGTAGGCTGTCTATTCTTATGGCGACTGCGCCACTGGAATCACCGCTTTTCGGAACTTTATGACGAGCTGCGAAAGGAGATTGGTAATGACTAATCTGGAAGCGGTAATCGTGATAGCTATGGTGAAAAACAATTTGAATGTTACCGCCGTAGCTAATACCCTGCCCATGCAGCGTAATACTGTTCTTTATCACTTGGATAAAATCGAGCGAGAAACAAAATTAAATCCTCGACACATTCATGATCTAATTGATCTTTTGGAAATTGCCTTGGAGGTGTTATAGAGTGGGTCTTGATATTGTGGTCATGGAACGCAAAGATGTCCGCTGCCCTCATTGTGGTGAGGTCATCATCACGGTAGATGTTGCCAGCACCGACAGCGGCGGTAGTCTTTGGTACGACTTTCTGGAAAGGCTCGGCTACTATGTTCCTTACGAGAAGCGAACCAAGGAAAACGACTGGTATGGTAAGGACATGGTTCTTGACAACGAGCAGGCAAAACAGCTCGCAGACTACGCCGTAAAAAAAGAGGTCTACAACTGGGACGGCGTGGAGCGGATTGTGACGGAAGCACTCGCCCACGGAAACAAGGTGGTCATCAACGCCGACTGGTAGTTAAGTGACAAAGGTGATAAAGGTGAGTGTTTTTGCAAAGACTTTTTTCAAATTGGCGTGTTTTGAAAAATTGTTTTTCGTATTTTAGGTGAGTTAGGTGAGTAATCAGGCATAAATGCCTATAACTCTCTCTTATACGCGCGTATATAGAAATAGTTATAGGGAAATGCACCCGATTACTCACCTTTATCACCTTGGCGACTTTGAAAGGAGAAAACGACTATGGCAGATGAAATTGTGAAAAAGCGCACTCGGCCTGATCGTAAGGAAGCCCTGAGCGTCCATACAGAGCCGGGTGACAATAGAAAATATCTGGAACATTCGATGGTCATGCTGGACTGGCCTGATGTGAATGTGAGAGAGCCTGAACAGGTCAAAGAGCGTATGGGTATGTATTTTGCTCTGTGCGCTCAGGACGATATGAAGCCCTCTGTTGCTGGTATGGCATTGGCTTTTGGAGTTGATAGAACGACTTTATGGAAATGGGCAAATGGAGTGGATAGTAAGACTTTGCCCCCGGAAAGCCGCAACCTCGTTAAAAAGGCGTATCAACTTTTGAACGCTCAGATGGAAAACTATATGCAGAACGGAAAGATCAATCCGGTCGCCGGTATCTTCCTGATGAAGAACAACATGGGCTATGCAGACAAGCAGGAGGTCGTGTTGACACCCAACCAGCAGCTCGGAGATCAGGTTCCCGCCGAGGACTTGGAGAAGAAGTATCTCGAAGATGTGGTGGGTGCGTCCAGCGACTATGACCCGGAGGACTGAGCGACTTTCACGACTTTTGCGACTATGGCTTACGACTATGCCGAGTGACTTTGCGACTTTCGCCCGAACGACTTTGCGACTTTCCGGCGAAGGTCTGCGACTTTGACAGAGCTGCCGATCTCCCGCTCCGAGGTCGGCGGCTTTTCCTATCCCCGGCTGATCGGCGGCGGGTTCTACCGGGGCGGCGTTTTTTGCCCTTTATAATGTATAGTGCAAAAAAGTGTAGTTTTTCAGACGGTTGCAAGCATCAATAAAAAACTTGATAAAATATCAATAAAACACTTGACAATCAATAAAATACTTGATATATTCTAATCATCAATAAAACACTTGATGCCGATTGATGAAGGGAGTTTTAACAATGTTAAGAACAAATAGCAAGAAAGCCGCCGAAAATATCCGGGCGTATATCGTAGAGGGGTTTACCCCGGAAGGGTATACGGACAACCCGCCGCAGGAGTTTCCCAAGATTGCCGCTTTTATCCTCGACACATTCAGAAGCGAAAAATATTGGTGTTCGCAAGATGTCCGCTATTATCATGGAAATGAAGCCGCGGCTTTTGCTGACTGGTGCGCCGGTCTGCCGTCTGTCCTCGATACCTTGTATTTTTACAATCGTTCGGCGGTTGATGACCTCGGCGCAATCCTCGAAGAAACAGAGCAGGAAAAAGCCCGGTACACCGAACAGCAGGCCGAACAGCTTTTAACAAGCCTGATTTACAGAGAATTACAGAAGGGAGAGCGGAAAGCATGAGAAAGTACAAATTAAAAGAGCTGCGGGAGCTTGTGCGGCTCGGAGTGGCTGAGAATTACACCAATAAGCCGAGCGAATATATTTACACGCTCCGCAGGCTCGAAAAAGTGGGCTATTCTACGGGCGTTTATGGTATCAATGGCGGATTGGTCGAAGATACCGAAACCGGGCAGTTATATGTTATTATTGGGCGTTGCTCTAATCTGTTTATTTTGTTTTAAGGGGGATTATATTATGATTAAGCGTGATAATTGTAAGAATTGCGTGAGCCGTTGCGAACACGCCGGAAAAGATCGGGAATTTGTTTATTCCGGTGAAAAGTCCTGCAAAGTGCTTTATACGCCTGAGAGAGTAACGAAAGCGGCGGCAGATTTTGTAGGGGCTATAAAGCTCATAGCCACCAAGCCGGACAACCTCGACAACCTTGAAAGCTATCTTTCTCACCATTTCCCGGAATGGGTCAGCAGATGGGCAAATAGCCCGGAAGACCTCGCCGCAGAGATGAAAGAGTTTGCGAGAATGGAAATATAAAGGCGGTGGAAGCGTGTATATTGTATTGTTAATTCTCCTGCTGCCGGTGCAAATCCTGATTGAAATTCTAAAATTGAATAAGTGAACGCCGCCCCGGTGCTATTCCGGGGCGGTTATTTTTTGCGCTTTTTCGGCCTGATTTAAGCGGCGTGAATGGGTGACGGGGGCGGGGGATATGCCAGCGGCAGCGAGGGCGGGGTGAGCCGAAAAATACCCGCAAAAAATAAAAAGGTCAATTTCAAGAAAACGCTTGACAATAAAACACTTGATATGTATAATAAAGCCGAGGTGATAAACATGAGAGGTCGAGAAATCCTGAAAGAGATCATGGCTTCCAAGTCTCTTTCCAACGCTGAACTCGCAAAAAGGCTCAATGTCTCTAACGCTACCATTTGGAACGTCTGAACAACAAAAATGTCAAGGACATTCCAGTGTCCCTGCTGACCACCATGCTCAGAGCGATGGATTATAAGGTCATCATTGTTCCTGCCAATACCCGTCTGCCGGACGGTGGATACGAGGTGGAGTGAACCATGAAATACTTCCTTGGTCGTGTGTCCAGCAAGGAACAGAACCTTGCTCGGCAGCTCAAGGTCGCTCGTGAGAAGTTCGATATTCCTGACGAGAATGTGTACTGTGACAAGATCACGGGAAGCAGCTTTGACCGTCCTCAGTACAATGCCCTGAAAGCCATTGTGCGGGAAGGTGATGAAGTCATCGTCAAGGAGTTCGACCGCTTTGGGCGCAACAAGGACGAAATGAAGCGAGAACTGGAATGGTTCAAGCAGAAGGGCGTGATCGTCCGTATTCTCGACATTCCGACCACGCTGATTGACTTCAAAGATCAGACATGGGTGCTGGAAATGGTCAACAACATTTTGATTGAAGTTCTCGGTGCTGTTGCCGAGCAGGAGCGTAAGAAGACCAAGCAGCGGCAGGCTGAGGGTATTGCGGCGGCGAAAAGCAAAGGTGTGCGTTTTGGCAGACCGCCC